TTTTACAGTATTTTATTTTACAGTATTTTATTTTATAGTATTTTATTTTATAGTATTTTATTATAATAATAATAAAATGAATTCTAACAGATCAAATTTAGCAAATAAAAGAAAAAACTCTATTTTTAAGAATGATATATCGCAAGTATTCAAGCTGATTTACGAAAAAAAAACTTTCTTTATGCTAATTATACTTAATTTAGTACTCCAACTTTATATTAGTTATTATGTAAGTGAAAATGTCAAAGTTGATGAGAAGAAAGATGCTAAAAAATTCGACAGCAAATTTATTGTCGCGTGTATAGCTGCTATTATTATCATTTTAATTTTGGCACTTATTACTATGCCTGCCTGGTTAAAATTTATATTGTTTTCTCTCTTTTCTGCTGCTTTTGGAATAATTTTAGCATATAGAAAATATGGAATAGATTCTGGTGTTATTAAGAGTGCTCTAGTCGGAACTGCTAGTATTTTTGTGTCTATGTTTATATTTGGAGTTGCACTAATAATGAGTGGTATTCAATTGGGTTTCAAGACTGCTCTAATATTGCTTTTTGCTTTATTAGCACTAATTATTATTAGCATTGTGCAAATTTTTATTGTTCAATCGTCGTTATTAAAAAAAATAATAGTCATAAGTTCGCTAATATTGTTTTCAGTATATATTGTGTATGATACAAACAGTATACTACAACGCAATTATAACGGCGACTTCATAACAGCATCATTAAACTATTATTTAGATGTAATAAATATTTTTAGCGCATTATTGAGTGAAGGCGAGTAAGGTAAGGCGAGTAAGGTAAGGTGATTAAGGTATAGGAATAAACTTCCATCCTAAATCATCGCAAATTCTCTTCCATATTTGGTCTTGTTCTATGCGCTTTTCACGGTCTTTTAACATAGGAAAATATGGTAAAAAACTGCGTTCATTTAACAATTCACATAATTTATATAATGTATAATAATAGTTTAAAAAATTTACTCTTTCTTTAGGACAATATTTTGAATATGGCTTTTGTAGTTCCATAAATAAATTACATAGTGTTTCTTCGAGCTCTGCACTCATAATAGGTGGTCTAATTCCTAACTTATCTTTAATAAATGGTATATGTTCGTAATATTTATTATAGCCCAAGTTTTTCAATATTTCCTTAGTTTTTTTATTTGATAAGTCACTTAAACTTATGCGCTCTTTCTTTATTTGATTTTTAATGTTTTCAAAAACTTCATCGGGTATATTTGTGCTTTCTTTAGCCTGAAATTGCGCCAAAATTTCTTTTAAATGATTTATGCGTTTATACGCGTAAGAACAGACTTCTTTTGGTGGTTCTTTATATGATGGTTTATCTATATCTATTAAATATTTAATACTATTAGAGCAATTAGAGCATATTGTCATACCTTCGCTTTCAACAAATATTAACTCGCCATTATTACATATATTGCATATATCAGATGGATAAATAAACTTGTCATAATTTAAATAATTAGGGTCAATATTATTAAAATATTTATCTATATTTTTATTGCTATCATTTTTTACTAATACATTTTTATTTGATTGCTCCATTAAGTTATTAGAAGTGTCATCATTTATATTTAATGAAAAAAATTGTTTAACAATATTATTTTTGTCAGAATTTTCTACCATTTCATTAGATGATATATTTTTTTTATTTTCAAAATAATCAAAAATATATTTAGAATTATTTAAATAATAATTCTTTTCTTTATTTCTAAGAGCTTTTATTGTGTTCTTATTTTTATTAATAAGTTCTACTATTTCTGTCTTATTTTTTGCTTTAGTTAACATAAGTTCTAATTTATCAATTTGCTTTATACATTTAGGGATGACTACATCTTCATTATGCTTAAATGATTTTATTATTTCATTATGTTTATTATCAAGCGTAGTTTTTATAACGCCAGTTCTCTTCATATTAAGACTAATTATATTTTTAGTGTATTAAAAATTTATATATTAATTTTTGTAATTAAATAAAATAATTTAATTCGATTATAAAATTCAATTAATACATTTAATTTAATTAATTTAATTAATTAAATTAATTAAATTAATTAAATTAATTAAATTAATTTTAAAAAATTATTTTCTTTAGGAATATTATAAAAAAATGGCTGGTGGTTTAATGCAATTAGTCGCCTATGGCGCTCAAGATGTATATTTAACTGGTAATCCCCAAATTACTTTCTGGAAGGTCACCTATCGTCGTCATACCAATTTCGCTATGGAGTCGATTGAGCAAACTTTCAATGGACAAGCGGATTTTGGTCGCCGTGTTACATGCACCATTTCGCGCAACGGTGATTTGGCTTTCCGCACCTATTTACAGATTACACTTCCTGAAATCGGACAAAGCTTAAAAAACACCGCGGGTGATGTATACGCCAGATGGTTAGACTTCCCCGGTGAGCAATTAATTTCGCAAGTTGAAGTTGAAATTGGTGGTCAGCGTATTGACCGTCAATATGGTGATTGGATGCACATTTGGAATCAGCTAACATTATCAAAAGAGCAAGAACGCGGCTACTACAAAATGATTGGCAACACCACCCAATTAACATACATTTGCGACCCCACTTTCGCCAATGTTGATGGCCCTTGCTCTGCTGATGGTGTTCGTCAGGTGTGCGCTCCCCGCAATGCTCTACCAGAAACAACTCTATATGTTCCACTACAGTTCTGGTATTGCCGTAATCCCGGTCTAGCTCTTCCATTAATTGCTTTACAGTACCACGAAGTAAAGATTAACTTAGACATTCGCAACATCGAAGAATGCTTATGGGCTGTTGCTGACATTACTGGTTCGGGTGTCAAAGTTACAAATGCATACAAACAGTCGCTAGCGGCTGCCTCGCTCTTTGTTGATTACATTTTCTTAGACACCGATGAGCGCAGACGTATGGCGCAAAATCCCCACGAATACTTGATTGAACAGCTTCAATTCACCGGTGATGAATCGGTTGGTTCATCGTCCAACAAAATCAAATTGAATTTAAATCACCCGTGCAAAGAATTAATTTGGGTTGTTCAGCCCGATGTAAATGTTGATTATTGCGCATCGCTTACCAGCAACCATTCGCTAAATCACTTGCTAGGCGCTCAGCCATTCAACTACACAGATGCTTTAGACGCGCTACCCAATGCTATTCACGCCTTTGGTGCCAAGACCCTTGTAAGCAGCGGTGCATTTGTTAATGGTTCGTCGAGATTTGAAGATCCATTTGCTAGTCCATTAGTACCTACCTCGGGTTTCGTAACATCGACTGGTCCAAATAATATGACTGAATCTGGTGTATCGGATGCTGGAACATTCGTTTTAGCTGAAACAGCGCTAGACATGCACTGCTGGGGTGAAAATCCAGTTGTAGTTGCTAAATTACAGCTTAACGGTCAAGATCGCTTCTCGGAGCGTGAAGGCACATACTTCGACCTTGTTCAGCCATTCCAGCATCACACCCGTGCTCCTGACACCGGTATTAATGTTTACTCGTTCGCTCTAAGACCCGAAGAGCACCAGCCTTCCGGCACCTGCAATTTCTCGCGCATTGACAATGCCACTTTACAGCTAGTCCTTTCAAATGCGACTGTTCAGGGTGTCTCGACTGCTAAAGTGCGCGTATATGCGGTTAACTACAATGTGCTCCGCATTATGTCGGGTATGGGTGGTTTAGCGTACAGCAATTAAATAATATATGTTACTTTTTACAGTCTTATTTTTACTTTTCTTAAAAATAAAAATAAAATAAAATAAAATAAAATAAAATTAAAATATAATATAATAAAATATAATATAGTTCATTATTAAAATGAACATTAGTTTGGTTTTGAATAGTTTTTATATGACATATGTTTTTTTACTTACAACCGGTGTAATAACATTTATTGAAGCATTGCGATCTCCTATTCCAATGGTGCGTCATATTTTAAATTTAGAAACATGTATTTCTATTGTAGCGTGCTATTTTTATGGATTATTTATTTCTACAATTAATAAGTCGGAAGAAGCAGAAAAAGAGAAATCTGAGAAAAAAAATGATGATTCAACAAAAACTATTCCTATAGAAAAAATTAATAATATGCGTTATTGTGATTGGGTTATTACAACACCATTTATGTTATTAGCTCTTTGTATGTTATTAGGTTACGAAAATAAAATACAAGTAAAAATGTATCCATATTTATTAGCTATAGCTTTCAATTTTGTTATGTTGGCATTTGGTTATATAGGAGAACTAAGACTATTAAATAGAAATATAGCAAGCTTTATGGGTTTTATATTCCTATTTCTAACATATGGCACAATTTGGAAGCTTTTTATGACAGGTTCAAAAATAACATACCAATCTAAATTTGTATTTTGGATATTTTTAGGAGTATGGTCGCTATATGGAGTATTTTATCATACAGACGAATATACTAAAATGTTAGGATATAATATTTTAGACTTAATAGCTAAAGCAATAATAGGTTTATTCTTTTGGTTATATTTAACAAAATCAGTAGTATTTTAATCTATTATTTTAATCTATTATTTTAATATAAATAGATGACTTGTCAAATAAATGACTTATCAAATATTATAATAGAAAAAGATGAATACAGGAGAATAAGAAAGCATAGTGCTATTAAATTACCTAGTACATTAGCAGATTTGAATATACCTAAATATATTAACTATTATAATGAGTGTTATAATAATGAAAAGAAACTATATAGAGAATACTTCAAAATAGAAAAACATCCATATCAAGAAAAGAATAAAACATATATTTCTTCCAAGTCTAATAAAATAAGTATAGTAGAAAAATTAAATCAAATTAAAAAAATATTAGATGAGTTAACAGCAAATGAAGCAAATGAAGCAAATGAAGCAAATGAAGCAAATGAAGCAAAAGTTATAAAATTACCCAAATATATTTCAATTAAAAACCACATAATAGATAGTAATAAATTCTATTTAGTTTATGATAAAAAAGGTGCTAATCGTAATACATTACAACTATTATGTAATAGAACAGTACCCCTTATACACAGTTTAAATAACTTTTTAGAAATTATTAACAATAAATTTGCAAATTAATCTAATTAATTTGAGAGATTTTGATATAAAGTTATATTTATAACTAAATATGTATATGTATATGTTAACCTTAAAAGATCTTCCTAATGATATACTACATATTATATTAGCTAATAGTAATATTATATGTCACGTATGTCAAAAAAAATATAATTTTAATATTTTATTTTATAAGAAGCAAAGCAAATTCTATTACTGCAGTAAATTATGTTATGAATTTATGTAAAAAAAACTTTACAAATTTGAAATAGCTATGTTTTATGTAGTCTTAACCGTTAATGACAAATTTATCATTAATTAGTTCCAACAAATCATTAACAAGTTTCTCCTCATCAATATCAAAGAAGCATTGAATGTTATTAAGGATTAATGAGGCATCGTCGTCAGGTGTTAACTCTTTATCTCCTGGCTCACGCAGTAATGTATTATATACATATGTGATAACAGGAATATTTTCACAAGTTACAATACGAGAACTTTTTATATATTCAATATAATCAAGCACTAGCGGAAAACCTTCAATAAATGCTTCACAATCTGTGTTCAGTCTATACATCAAATAATTTAGGATTTCGGTTTCATTAAAATATGCTTCGTAAACTGCTCGCTTGCATATCTGTTTAAATTGATTTTCAATAAATGAACCTGTCAATAGTTCAAGGTTAAGGTGCGGCTCATAATTAGTCTTTTCAGTAAGCATTTGCATCTTCAGCATTTATTATTAGATTAATATATTAAAAGTAATATTAATTATTAGAAATCAATTTTATTTATAAGATTTATAAAATTTATAAAATTTATAAGAAAATATATTATATAAATAAAAATATATTATATAAATAAAAATATATTATATAAATAAAAATAATATTAAGAATTATTAATAAAAATATTAATATAAACTTTATAATATGAGTTGTATATTATATTATAGTAATTATTGTGACAATTGTAAAAAATTATTATTAATATTATCTAAGTCAAGTGTTAAAAATGACATTCATTATATATGTATTGACAAGCGAATAGTTAGAAATAACAATACTTATGTTGTATTAGAAAATAATCAAGAAATTTTACTTCCAAATACTATTAATGCTGTTCCCGCCTTAATGATTATAAATGATAACTATAAAGTATTATATGGCGACAACATAATTAACTTTTTAAAACCCGTTCAGCAAATGGCGGCTCAAAAAGCTACTAACTATAATGGAGAACCATCTGCTTTTAAATTTGATTTATTATCCAGTGGAGTTGTTTCAGATAACTTTAGTTATTTAGACCAAAACAGTGATGAATTATCTGCTAAAGGGAGTGGTGGATTAAGGCAACTATATAGTTATGCTACAATAGATTATACAGACAAAATAGAGACTCCACCTGATGATTATATTCCGGATAAAATAGGAGAAGTAAATGTTAAAAATTTAGAACAAGAAAGAAATGCTATTTAAAAAATAACTATAAAAAATAACTATTTAATTTAATAGTTAATTAAATAGTTAATTTTATTATTTAAAGTTATTGTATTAATTTTACTTATTAATGACAAGTAAAATTAGTAAAGAGGAATGTTTAGCTAAAAATAGCGAAGAATATGAAGATATCGATATTAAAGAAGAAGAGATCGATATTAAAGAAGAAGAGGAAGAGGAAGAAGAAGAAGAAGAGACCAATGTAAAAAATGAAACTGTTACTTTTAAATTAACAACTGAAAATGCTATTACACTTATTAACTTTTATAAAATTTTCAAGGATTTAATTATGGATTTGAACACTAGTTTTAATGATAAAGTCGGTACGCTAATTGATAATAATAAAGACTATCAACATATTATTAAGTATTGTTTACCTAATTACAGGGATAATATGAACGCAGATGAGTATATTAATTCTATAGAATTAAATAGTATAAGTATTGAATTTATGACTTCCGTTAATAATGTTTACGAATATTGTAAACATACTTTTGCTGTGAGAAGTATTGATATATTATACCAAAATGAAGATATTTTCTTAAATAAGGCAAATGTTAAAGTGTCAAATAATAATGCTATATGTACAATGTTTTTACCCGATATAGACTTTTCTGAGCTATATTATGATGATACTAGCGCACAAACAAAGCAAACATTGTGGAAATATTTACAGCTCATATTATTTAATATAATAACATCTATTAATGATGTATCATTTTTTGGAGATTCGTTAGAGTTGCTTAAAATTATTGATACTAACAATTTTTCAGCTAAAATTCAGAGTACTGTTGAAGAATTAAGTAATATGTTTTCATTTAAAGAAAATAGAGCTCCTAAAGAAAAATCTAGCACTAATAATGAAGACAACACAAATGAAGGTATTCCAGATATTCCACATATTCCAGATATGTCAAGTTTTTTTGATATATCAGGAACGCCATTTGGAATGTTTGATACATTATTTAATGATTTATCAAGTAATTTTAGAGAGTCTGGTTCTAGTAATACTGACACTGATAGTAACACCAATACTAAGCATAATGATTATGCTATTCCAGATAAAGAAGAGCTTTTCTCACATTTAAATAATTTAATAAATGGAAAAATTGGTTCATTAGCTAAAGAAATTGCAGAAGAAGCATCAAAAGATTTAGACTTAGATATTGATAATAATGATGATGTAAATGATATTCTAAAAGGTTTTATGAAAAATCCCGCAAAAATGATGGGACTTATTGATAATATTAATAAGAAAATAAATAGCAAAATGAAAGATGGTTCTATTAAAGAAAGCGAATTATTAGAAGAAGCAACCGAAATATTCAAAAATATGAAAAATATGCCGGGTATGAATAATTTTAATGATATTTTAAAATCAATGAACCTTGATAAATTTATGCCTAAAGGTGGAAAGATTAATCCAAATACTTTTCAAAATATGATGGAGCAAAATGTTAAAATGTCTAAAATGAAAGAGCGCATGAGGAAAAAAGCTGAAACAAATAAAGAAAGTTTTAATACTAATACTAATAATAGTGTTCCTAATAGTGGTAATGTAAACTCTGATAAATCTAATAAAAATGATTTAAATGATTTAACAGCTAATCTCTCGTCGTTAATGGAAGAAATGAAATCAAATACAAGTTTTATTGAAGATATTATTAAGCAACAAGGGGTTAGTAGCAATAATACACCGCGAACAAGTGAACAACATAATAAACGCAGTTCTAATAATAAGAAAAAGGCAAATAGGAGAAATAAATAATATAACCTTTATATGGTGTTATTAATTATAGTAAAGTTATAATATATTATAATATACATTATAATATATTATTAAATTATTAATATAATAATTTATTATTAAGTTATTATAATATAATAAATAATGGCTAGTAGTTCCAACGAATCGTATATAGGAATAAATAGTGGTCAAATGAAAGATGAAATTTCTTCAGGAGATAATATTATTACCAAAACAATTAAATTAGATAATTCTAATACTAATACTAATTGTGTTGATAATTCAAAAATGAATAATGCTAGTAATGCTAGTAATGCTAGTAACACTAGTAATGCTAATAACGCTAGTAATGCTAATATATTCTGGATAACTGATCCAAGTATTTTATTTAGCAAAAATCATATAACAGAGTTATGGCCTTTAGATGAAATGACACGAGAACAAAAATTAAATGCAATAACTAGATTAGTTTTATTATTAACTTTAGCGGGTTTTTTGTTATCTAACAATTATAAAATTCTTATTACAGGATTTATTTCTATAGTTTTTTTAATAATTACATATAAAATTTTAAATAATAATTCAAACCAAAAAATAAAGGAAACATTTAGCAATGAAAATATGTATAATAAAGTGAAACATAATTTTACTAATCCAACTAGTGCTAATCCAGTTATGAATATATTATTACCAGAAATACAGGATAATCCGCAACGTCTTGAAGCTGCTCCCGCATATAATAAAGCTGTTGAAAAAGCAATAAATGAAGAAACGCAAGATTTTATTGTTAATAATTTTAATAACGATGAAACTATTAGAAAAAAATTATTTGATGATAGAGGAGACAAATTTGATTTTGAATGTTCAATGAGACAATTTTATAGTACTGCAAATACTCGTGTTCCTAATAATCAAAAAGAGTTCGCGCGATTTTGCTATGGTAATATGGCTTCTTGTAAAGATGGTGATGTTGAGATGTGTTTTAGAAATAGTAATCAATAAACTTATTTATATATATTTAAACTAATTTAAAATATTATTTAAAAAAAAATAATATATTAAATACATATAAATGTCGTCAACAGTGGCTTATCCATATACATTTGATTCAATGTCTAGAATCGGCAATGACAATCCAGCTATTGATCAACGTAATATTCAAAATATTAATAATGCGAATTACAATTTAGAAAACTTTTATCCAGCCTGTCCTATGTCGACAGCTATAGATTTTGCTTTAAGTCAACCTAATGTTTTCTATAAAGGTTCACATGAAGGAGGTGTAAAAGGGTGTGAAATAGAGGCCAATAATAATTTAAAATATACTCATATTTCGCGTCCAGCATGTAAATTGTCACTAGTAACACGACCATTTGTTACAGTACCATATTTAGGAAAAGGCTACGGTGATTGCACATTAGAAACTCAATTAAGAACAGGTCAATTTGATTTAAATAAGAAGACAGTTAATAATATGATGGAGCAATCCTTTTCAGACTATCAAAACTATCCCCTAATTGATAGCATAAAAGAAACAGTTTCAAATAGTGCTTATAAAATTGAGGATGACGCTATGAAAGGTTGGCAGCGTGGCGGCATGAGTGCGCGTGAATTTGCACGCAATCAAGATAAGCAATGATCGGGTTGTTTTAAAATGTGTGTATATAGTTTGTTAAAAATTGTTTAAGTTGTTTTTTATTATATACTTTGCTACTTTATTATTTTATTATTTTTATATAATAATATAACATATATAATATGGTATTATTTAACATAGTGGCTAAAAAAACAAAAAAGTTAAGAAATATTGGAACAAAAAAATTTAGAGATCTTAAAAAAAGATTTTTAACAAGAAAAGCGCCATCTTTAAGCCCCAGAACAAAACTTGTTACACAAATACAACGAACATACAGAAAAAGATTGAAATCGAGAGAAGCATTAAAGAAAAAACTTAAAGAAACGCAAAAATGGGCTGCTCGTGAAACCGCCGAAATTGAGAGAGCAAGCGCTATTGTTGCGTTTAATAAAGAACAATTAAAAAATAGAACAGCAAGGGACGGGTCGAGTGTAAGAATGACGCGGGGTCATAAACAAAAATTGGAACAAGAACTTAGTGATGCACAATGGGTAATAAATAGTCATAATAGATATAATTATAGAGCACAAGCGCGCGATTTAGAGCAACAATTAAATAAAAGATAGAAAGTAGAAAGTAGACAGAGAACTTGTTATTATTTTTTATATTGCATTATTATATATGACAATATATAACTTTGTAAGAAATAAAACAAGAAAATTAGGCACACTAGGCACTAAATTAGGCACTAGATTTGTAACAAGAAAAAACAGAAACACATCTAAACAAAGGTTATTTCCAAGCCCTAAAACGCAACTTGTTACGCAAATTCAACAATCCTATAGAAAAAAGTTAAAGCATAAACAAGATATAGCTAATTTTCCAAAAAAGCGAGCTACGCGAAAAATTATGACTGCCTATAGAATTGCGTCAGCAAATCCAAATCTTGAAGAATGTCCTATATGTTTAGGTCCTATGTTAAACCCTGCTGCTACAACAACACTTTACCATTGTAAACATGTATTTCATACTTCTTGTATTAAAGGTTGGGCTATACCAAAATTTCATCCTCGTTGTCCTCTATGTACAAAACGAATATTATATTATGAAAACCCCACTGTTGTAAGACCAACATTAAACCAGCAAGCATTCATCAGAAAGCTTAAAGCAGTACAAGAACAAGCAGTGCTAGATGTTACCAAAATTGACGAGGCTAACTCTATTATACGAGAGTCTAGAAGAGCGCTAAAAAAAAGACGCTCACTCGACGGTTCAAATGCAAAAATGTCGCGGAAGGAAATGGAAAATTTAAAGCAACAAATAGATCAGGCAAATGAAACTATAAATGCTCATAGTATTTATGATTATAGCGCATTTGCAAGACGATTAGAAAACGAATTAATACAAAATAGAATAAAAGAGCGTGAAAAAGCTGAAGATGATGACGAACAGGAACGTGAGTGGGAGAGACATCGTATTCTACGACGCCAAGCTAGACTACAAAACGGTGGTAATGGTCATTGTTTAGAATGCAGTCACCATTAGTAATTCTTTAACTCTTTTTTATATATTGCTATATATAATATGGCAATATATGATTTTATGAAAAATGTAAAAAATAAAACAACCAAATTATTTACAAGAAAACCCAAATCTAAATCAAAATCCAAATCTAACTCTAATAAAGACGCTGTGTCTCAAAAGAAAAGAGTGACTTTAAATCCAAGAGGTAGACAAATTCTCGAAACTATTCAAAAATCTTATAAAAAGAAATTAAAAAGACAGAAAGACATAGCTGATTTTTCAAAAAAACGAGCAACACGCAAAATTATGACTGCCTATAGAAGCGCAATAGTAAAGCCAAATATTAATGAATGTACTATATGTTTAGGCCCAATGTTAAACCCTTCACTAACAACAACCTTGTACCATTGTAAGCATATTTTTCATACTTCTTGTATTAAGAAGTGGGCTGCTAATAAATTAATACCTCGCTGTCCATTATGTAAGACGCAAATATTATATTATGAAAACCCCACTATTGTCAAACCAAAAAAAACAGAACAAGATTTTATGGATAGGCTTATAAATACACGTATTTGGGCTAAATATGAAGCAGAACAAATAGCAAAAGCTAGTGCTTATATAGAAAAAAGACAAGAACAATTAATAAATAGAACAGCACGCGACGGATCAAGCGTTAGAATGACAAGGGGTCATAAACAAATGTTAGAAGATCAAATTAGTAAGTCGCAAACTAAGATAAATATGCATAACACTATTAATTATAGAGCAAAATTAATTCAATTGGAGCAACAATTAGCGGCTAATATAATAAGAGAACGAGAGATTGCTAGTCGCACTGATGCTGCGCTGATACATATGGAGAACCCTAGTTATAGCGACAGCGACACTGATAGTGCTCATTATGGTGGTGCTCGTTGTGCTAATTGTACGAATCAGTAATAATGTCTTTAATCTCTCTATATATTTTTTCAATATATAATATTTTTTCAATATATAATATTTTTTCAATATAAAAATTGTATTATATATTATATAATATGTTATCTAATTCTGTTAGCAGTTATTATAGTAACATAAATAATATAAACTATGATAACACATTCTTAACTACATATAAATTGCATAGCGACGACGATGATAGAAATTTATGCTATCAGCTACAATTATTACAGGCACTTAACATTTCTAATTATGATAGTATGATAATGGCTACAAATATTGATAAAATAGGTTTATTTTTACAAAACAATTCGGAGTTAGATGATATTTTAAAATTATTGCAAACAAAATATAAAGACACTAATATTGCTTTTATGCTCGATGGTCGTAATAGTAATGCACTATTTCAGCTTCTTTTTAGTTACGAATATTTTGACGTATTTCATAAATGCTTATGTAAATATTTAAGCGAAAAAAAGCAAAATAATGAAGTTGTTAAGAATGAAGTTGTAAAGAATGAAGTAGAAAAAACTTATTTTGAGGAACTTAAGAATATAATTTTATTATAGTCCACTCATTATTTGTCATTATTTTTAAAAATATAATCACAAATAATCATTCTTTTATGTAAATGCTTGTGCACAATTTCTTTATTATTTTATCTTCATTATTTTCCTTATTATTTGCTATTGCTACTAATGTGTGGGTATAATAGTCTTGCTTATTTTCGTTATTTTGAAAATCAGGGTTTTCTTTTGTCCATTTGCTTAGCGCAAAAAATTGCTTTGTTGATACATCTTTTATTGCTCGTTTTATCTTTTCCTTATTTATATCTTTTTCCCAACTATCAGCTTCCTTAATATAAAGAGACTCACGTTTTATATCTGTACAATAAATAGGTCGCTGATAAAATCCTAATTTATTTATGTTTTCAATTATTACATTGCTTAATCCGTTCACTAAACCATTATGTTTTGTATAATCAAGCTGTTGTAAACTAACCTCTATTGATTTAATAAAATCACTCATACTAATAGCATCTTTGCATTTCTCATTTAAAAACACTTGAATATTAAACTTTTGATTAGTTGTAGTAATATTATTTCCTACTTTTGGAATTAATTCCTTTATTGTATCTGTCAATTCTTTGATTTGATTTTGTTGCTCTTTTACAACATTCATTATTAATTCTTTCGATAAAGCCAATTGATTATTCAAAATATCATTCGAATTTATATGTATATTTTCATCGCTAGTACACCTTTTTTTATGTCTATAAAGTCCCGAGCTATATTTATATGACTTATTACATATTTTACACTCATAACAAGTCTGGGGTTTTTGGGGGGGTTTTTTTGTATCATTTATATCATTTTGCCGGTTTTTATGCTTTTGGGTTGACAAATGTCTACCAAAATCTTTTTTATTAGACGATATAAAGTCACAAAAGGCGCAACAATAAATTTGGGGTTTTTGGGGTAAATTTTTTGTATCCATTTATACCATATAAATGATACATAAAAAATCCCTAAATTATTTTTGTAAAATAATAATTTTTTTTGAAAAATTATGATGCGAAAAAAAAACAGGGTTAAAAATATTTTTAAATCATAATGGTCTAAACTGGTTTTTTCAAAGTGTTTTTTTCAAAGTTTTATAAAGGCTTGGTAAACATAAAATAGGACATTTATAAATGTCCTTTTTTCAAAAAAATCCTGAAAATATATTTTATAAAAAAAAACACATATAAATATTTGTATAATTACCAGACCATATAAGGTAACAAACCTGTTTCAAGCAAAAAAGGGGCTTGCAAAAACTCCGCTATATTAATATATGAAAAGAACTTAAAGAAAAAAACGAAACATTCATTTTTAAACAAATAATCAAATAATCAAATAATCAAATAAACAAATAAATAATAATAGTTATTAATAATAATATGACATCAACAAGAAATAAAAATACTCAATTAAATTACAATTTAGAAAAATCCAATAAAGAAAAATTATTACGAGAGAAGCTATATTTACATTCTG